TCCCGATCTCAACCCCTGCCCTAGACGAGTGGGCTAAGACCGGCGACGTTGAGCAATTCAAGGCATACGCAGTTCAAGTCGCTGCCGGCATGTACCCAAACTTTGCCCCACAGATCACAACGGGCATCCCTACTCGAATCCTTCTTGACCCCTACGTTCAGGTCGCTATGCAGGTGCTTGGCCCCGTGATGAAGCAACCCAACTGGTCAGACCCCAAGTGGAGTGCAGCACTCAACGGTGGCATTGACCCCAAGACCAATCGCCCAATTCCAATGACGCTTGACGAATGGCGCAAGCATTTGATGACGCACCCCGGACACAATTGGGAGCAAAGCCCACAAGCTCAGGAACGGGCTTCACAATTCAGCAAAATCATCAATGATGGCTTTGGCGGAGGAAAACTCTAATGGATCTTCTCGCACTCAAGTTTGACGCACCAACAAATCGTCGGCACACTAATCGTGCTTTGAAAATTCAAAACCCATATGGCGACTCACAAGGTCCTCAGTTTAGTGCTTCGGGCAGCGGCACGCAGTACCACATTGGTCTTGGCCTAATCCCCGGCAACCCAAACACAATGGCAGGGTCGGGTGATGCCTCGCTTGCAATGTGGGCAAACACTTTCCCTGGTGGCTCTACAAACCCTGCGTTTCAGCAAGCCGTAAAAGATCTTTACGGCAAGATCAGCAATGGTTATCAAACTGACTACACCCATGCTTACTCTGCCATTGCTACCGCCATTGACCAAGCAGGAAAAAGTGGTTTGAGCCTTTCTGACGGATTGGCTATCAACGGTTTCACCAACAAGAGCGGTTCATGGGATTCATTCAGTACCACTAGAGGAAGCAACTCCCCTAGCGGTGGTAGTTCTCCAATCAACATTGTCATGGGTGGTGGGGGCACTCCTGGCGTAAGCGATATGAAAGCCTCAGCAGAATTGGGGGCTTATTCTCAAGTTATCGGCACGCTTCACGAATGGAACCTTGACAGTCTTGGCGCTCAAGCATGGTCAATGATTTCAGACCCTGGCTACCATTTGAACGCCGGCGAAGTAATGGCTGCACTTCGCAACACCCCTGAGTACAAAGCTGCGTATCCCGGCATGGCTGAGCTTGCCGCTAAGGGTTTGAGCATGACTGAGAGGGAATATCAAACCTACTCTCGGGACATTCAAGATCAGATCCGTGGGGCCAAGATTGACGTTGGTTTCTTGAACCCACAGGAAATTGGAAACCTTGTTGCCAACGGCATTTATGGTAGCAACCTCACCAATCGAATCCAGAAGGGTTACGAGGCAATCCAGAACTTCAACTCCAATGCCAAACAACTTCTTCACGACTGGTACGGGGTAGACACCGGACACCTTCTTGCTTACGTCCTTAGCCCCGACAAGGGTACGGACCAGATTGTCAAACAGGTTCAGGCATCCATGATCGGAACCGAAGCCAATCTTGCAGGGTTCAACCTTCAAGGTCAGGGTAAAGATATTGCCGGCCAGTTGGCTTCGCAAATGACCACCAGTGGTTATCCCCTTGATTACTTCCGTCAGGGATTCAACAAAGCAGCAGACTTGCAGCCACTTGAACAGACTCAAGTTGGTCAGCGTGGTCAGGCAACCGTGTCAATGAATCAGATCCTTGGTACTGAATTTGCTGGACTGAATCAACCTCTTGGCACTACACCTTCTGAGGACAAGGCTGCTGTCCAGTTGGCTACTCAAGCCCGTACTGCCGGCCTTTCAGGTGGTGGTGGATTCACCCAAAATGTCAAGGGTGGACTTGGCATCGGTCGAGCAGGAACTGAAGGTCAGGGCAAGTAGTCCAACAATCTGATACACTTACTGTCAGTGGAGCTTTGGCCGATCACGGATCGCGAGCTAAGGCCGCTGCCCGACAAGGGCTGGCAACCTTGTTGTGTAGATGCCAACTAAACCCAACAACTTTCCGTGTTCACACCCTCCGGTGAGCATGTGTATCGGGAGGAGAGACAGACATGGCTGAGTCCGACGAGATTTATCAGGACGAGGAAACCGACCACCTAGACCCCAACATCCGAGCAGAACTTCGGAAGTCACGGGAACGGGCCAAGGAAGCAGAATCGGCCAGAGCCGAACTTGACTCCTTGAAGCGTGAACTAGCGTTCACCAAGGCTGGAATCCCCGAGACTGGAACTGGCGCACTTCTCCGCAAGGCATACGATGGGGACTTTGATCCCGAGGCAATCCGCAAGGCTGCTGAGGAATACGGAATCCTGAACCATGCCTCCGAGAACACGCATGATCCGGTCAGAGATGAACTTGAGCGTCACCGCAACATCGCAGGTGCAACGGGAACCAATGTTTCCGGTCCCACCAACGAGCAAGAGTTTTTTGCTGCGATCCAAGGTGCTGCAAACAAGGACGAAGTGATGGATGTCATCAACAGGCTTGGCGGAGAGTCAGGCGTGTTTACTCCCGGTATGCGGTAAACCGTAGGGCCTAGCTCGAAGGAGCCGGCCAACAATGGCTATTTACCCGAACCCACCTTTGGGTTCTACCAACACCGGCAACCTGTATCTTGCTCAGGCTGCTTACGACCGTCTTGCCCGCTTCGCTCTGCGTCCTGAGCTTTACTTTGACAACGTTGCCGATGTCAAGCCGACCAACCAGAGTATGCCGGGTGCCTCTGTCACGTTCCCGATCATCAGCGACCTTGCCATCGCCAACTCGCCTTTGAACGAGTCCACCGATGTCACGCCGCAGAGCATCTCACAGTCCACCGTCACGGTGACGCTCGCTGAGTACGGTAACTCCGTGCTTACGACCGCTGCCCTGCGTGGTGAGTCGTACGTTGAAATTGACCCCGTTGTCGCCAACGTCATCGGCTACAACGCTGGTGTCTCAATTGACGAGGTTGCTCGCGACACGCTCAAGGCCGGAACGAACGTGGCTTACACGAACAGCAAGACCTCGCGTGTTCAGATCGCTTCGACTGACGCACTCAAGGCTGCTGACATCCGTGCTGCTAAGGCTCGTCTGCGCTCGCAGAACGTCCCGAACTTCAACGGGTTCTACACCGCCTACATCCACCCGAACGTTGCTTACGACTTCACGTCTGAGACTGGTTCGGCTGCGTGGCGTGACCCGCACACCTACTCACAGCCTGGTGAGATTTGGGCCGGTGAGCTTGGCGCTTTTGAGGGCTTCCGCTTCATCGAAACCCCTCGCTCGCCAGTGTTCCAAGGTGCCGGTTCTTCAACCGGAACTGTTGGAGCCAACGTCTACGGTACGATCTGTGTTGGTCGTCAGTCCCTTGCTAAGGCATGGAGCATGATTGACGGAAACACCGAGCAGCCGCACGTTGTTCCTGGTCCCATCACTGACTACCTCCGCCGCTTCGTGCCGTGGGGCTGGTACTGGCTCGGTGGCTACAGCATCTACCGTCAGGCTTCAGTGCAGCGCATTGAGTCTGGTAGCTCGCTGACCTACGCTGACCCAGCGATTGACCAGTAGTAGTCACAACAACTAGGTAGAAGGAGGGAGTCATGGGCTTCCAAGGTAACTGCGCTCACTGTGGAGCATTTGATGTCATGGCTGGTTTTGATCAGTACCAGTGTCTCAAGTGCGGTAAGCACACCGATCACCTTGGCAAGCCTGTGGCTCCCTCAACTACCGACAAGGAGTCCTGATGGATTACGTTTCTTCTCCCACCGGCAACGGTGAAAAGCGTGGCATGGAGTTCGCCGGCAAGCCCGGCACACCACTTCCCGGCTACCGCCCCGACCGTGCAAAGGCTAACCAAGCAGCATCTATCGGGACTCACGACATGGACAGTGCAATGGCCGCAGATGGTCGCACTGACATGAAAGACGATGGCAAGTTCACCAAGATCACGATGCCTGCCAACATTGACCCCAACCCCACTCGCTCGCACCTTGGCGACCCCTCGATGGGTAGCAAGGTCATTATGAAGGGCAAGATGAACCGATGACTCCGCAGCGTGTAGGTGAAACCCGTGTTATGTCCAAGGAGGACATGAGCGGTCACATGAACTACGACTTCTCCGCCCCTTCCTCGCCGGCCAAGTACGAGACTCCCGGTCCCGGTCGCTTGCGTGTCGTGGATGGCGATGCCAACCTCAAGCAGCCTGTCGTCATTCAGGATGTCTCAGCCGACTCACATGGTTCGTGGGTCAACGGGGTTATGACTCCAAACGAGGTTCACGGCTTCCCCTTCAAGGTGCGTGAGGTATGAGGGAAGAACAGACTGATTCTTGCCACGGCACTTGCGCCGATGGTTGCGCTGCTTGCGCTGGCAGGTTCGAGATCAACTTCCGTCCGATGGACATTCGTACTCAGTTCCTCATGGGTGGTGCAGACCCCAAGCTTGAGGGCGAAGGCGCTCCTGGCGGCGACCCTTACCAGTAGGAGTCCACATGGCCCGCTTGCGGTTCAACGCGGTTGCAGGCGTTCTCTCTCAGGGAATTGGGCCAAAGGATAACTCGGTCACTTCTCCGGGCTTCTCCCGTATGGGTGCTGTGTCCGATCCCGATGTCGCCATGATCTGTCTCACAGGACAGGACACCGATGGCAACATCATCCGTGGCGAGGTTTGCTACGTCATCCTGCACGACCCCGGTTCGCAGGTTGCTTTCATCAACAGAGGACAGGATGGGTCTATCGCCCAAGACTGGCCTGCTGGAACCACTTGGTCCCACACTCTCGGGGCCGCTGACTTTGAGGCTACCGCCTGATGGCAAGACTCCGCTTTGATGCTGTCCGTGGTGAACTGAACGAAGCACTTGATGTTTCGTCTACTACCATCGTTTCCACCGGCCTCGCTCGAATGGGCGTTGTATCGGGTGGGGACATCGCTCTTGTCTGCCTCTACTCGGTAGACAACCACGGCAACATCGTCGCATCAGAAAACGTCTACGTCACCAACCACGCTGCCGGCGCTTCTACTGCCACCATCACCCGTGGAGGCGACAACACCATTGCTCAGTCATGGCCTCAGTACACCGCTTGGGCGCATGGTTGGGCTGTCGCTGACGTAGCTGACATTATTTCTCAGATCACCGCAGGGCCACAAGGCGCACAGGGTTCACAAGGTCCACAGGGTAATCAGGGGAACCAAGGCAACCAAGGCAATCAGGGCAACCAAGGAAACCAAGGACCGCAGGGAAACCAAGGGTTCAACGGCAACCAAGGACCACAGGGCTATCAGGGTAATCAAGGCGCAACTGGCGCTCAAGGCTCAACTGGTTTGCAAGGTTCAGTTGGAACACAGGGTTCGACGGGAGCCCAAGGCTCAACAGGCGCTCAAGGCGCTACAGGAGCCCAAGGCGCAACTGGAGCACAAGGAGCAACCGGATCGCAGGGATCTACAGGCGCACAAGGAGCCACCGGCGCTACCGGAGCGCAAGGTTCGCAGGCTTCTTCAAACATCGGTGTAAGCCCCGGTCGAATCCTGATTGCAGGTCACTCTTACAACTCGCCCCCCCCGGACCCGTTTATGTCGGGCAACAACGGTTACGGAACAACCAACTTCCAGAAGTATTGGCCTTCTCTGATCCGCAACCTTCTTGGTCTTGGTTCGGCAACTAATAACGTCTTGTCTGCCACAGTCCCTTCGTCTACCGCCGCAGTTGACGCGACCACGAACATTGGGTTTGTTCCCGAAGAAACATGGATTGACAATGTTTCTTACGTTCCTCTTTCCAACGTCACTGGCACGGGAACAACCAACTACCGGACTTATCAACTTCAAGTTGTTCCTGCGTTTCTTGTCTCGGCAAACCCTATTGCTAGTTTCAACTTGGCTTCTTCCGGCACAACTTTGTATTCTTCAATCTTCAACAACATTGCTGCGTTTCAGCAAGTCGGTTATGCTGGGGCAAACCAAAGCCCTGTGCTTGGTTTCCGTGGGACCGCTGGCTCAGCCACGATTGCAAACAACGTTTACACCAACACCGGAACCGTTGTCCCCGGCCAATCACTTTTGCAATGGAAGTCAACTCACGTTGGCACGGGGCTTGCAGACCCCGGTGGTCTTGTCTACGTCCGGTACAACACCAAGTACCGCAACATGGCTGTCGCTGGTTCGCTGCTTTCTCAGTCGGGTTTGTACCAAGGCGGTTGGGCTACTTGGTTTGCGTGGCGACCTCGAAGCCAGTCCTACTACGCAGCAGGATCAAACAGCTTTGACTTTGCGTACACCGGCAAGCCAGGTGAAGTCAACCTTCTTGCTGCTGTCACTACTTCGGGTGGAACCGTAGCCTGCGATCCTTTGGTTCAGGCAGTATCAGGAACCTACGTTTTCGGGACTGGCAATGGTGGCACGGCAACGGCAACTGTTTCGGGAACGCAGGGTGGAACCACCGTTACGCTGTCCGCTGTCAGCGCCAACATCCCTGCCAACTCTCAGGGTTACTCCAAGGTCACTTCCGGTGGCTACGAAACTCTTGTCAGCAACGGACTTATCATTCTGAATTGGGGCATCAACGACGCAGGCAGCGCCTCCTACGACCGCAACGCCATCAAGGAAACTCAACGTGCGGTCATTGCCAACGCTAGTTGTGCGTACATGGCGGGTGCCACTCAGGGCAACATTGGTTACGTCGCAGGCAACGGCTCGGGCGCAACGTGGGCAACCCACACGCAACCGGCAGCAGGCCAGTTCTTCAACCCCGCTTCAATGGGTTCAAGTGCCTACGTTCAAAACGGCGCTGTCAAGATGTTTTCAGGTGCTGTCGGCGCAACCCCTCCAACGATCACCATTCAGATCCCTGCCGCATTTGAAGGTGGAACCATTGACTTGTTCTTCCTTGCTCTCGCAGGAGCAAACAACGGTGGTGCAGCAACGATCACAATTGACGGATCAACACCCCCAAGCGGATCATGCACGATCAACACAAACAACGCATCCACAGTTCAGGGTGTCTACGGACCTACCTCGGGGACGTACTCATCGGCCAACGCTACGTTGACTATTGGTTCGGGATCGTTCAACAACCCTAACGACCTTGGCAAGTTTGTGGTTGGGACCAACATCCCTGCTCGAACTTACATTTCCAACCTTGCGACCGAGGGGCAAACGGCAACGCTTCCTAGCGCAACAAACACCACAGCGACAATGAGCGCCACGCCGACAGGTAGCGGAACGAGCTACACCTTGCTCGGTTTCGTGCCAATGGTCAAGCGTCTTACCGGCCTTGCTGCTGGTGCTCACACCATCACTGTCACGTTGACAAGCATGGGTGGTGGATCGGTCCCTGCTTTCTTCTTCTATGGTTACGGCATTGAGCCAAGCAACACGCTTAGCCCTGACCTTTCCGCTCCGGTAGCTGTTCTCAACACGGCACGCATTACCAACACCAGCGGTTACAACCAAGGTGCTACGACCAATACCAACGCTGCCAACATGAACACCGACCTCGCAGCGATCATTGCAGGAACGGCAACCTCATCGCAATCAGGCAACTCAACGGAACCGGCGCTCAACACTCAGGCGTTCATTGTTGACATTGACACAGCGATGGGTGGCGCATCCGGTAACACGCAGAACTTTTCCAACGATGGACTTCACCCGAACTCACGGGGTCACGCTGTCATCGCTCAGACGATCCTCACGGCGCTTACAACTGCTACAGGTGTGACACCGATCAACCTTTCAATGACGAGCGGCTAATGGACGCATCACCCTACGGAGCAAGCACCTTCTCAGGTGGCGGAGAAACCTCTGGACCGCTGTTTCAGTTCCAGACTCCCTACGTCAAGGACATCCCCACCTACTTGCCAGAGTCCAGAGGCATCCAAGTCGCCCTCATGCGCCACTACGCAAGCAGGTATCGAGGGGTCAACGTCTTTGTACTTTCTGACGGAAGTGTTGTACAAGATACTCCGACAGCCGAGAACTCCAACACCAACATTCCGTTGCCGTGGATTATCAACGACTCGCTCAACGTATTTTCATATGTCACAAATTGGGACGGTACAATAGACACCGAAGCCCTCAACCCTCATGTTTCATACATCTATGAGGGTGGACACATCCACACCATCAATCAAACCGAGAACGACTTTCTTGTAAGCAAGGGTTACTCGGCTTGGATCACGGCGCTGTAGGAGAACTATGCCATACAAAGAATTAGCAGGAGTCCTAAATCAATTGGCAGGCACGACCGGCCTTGAGGCTGCGGGTGCTGCAAACGCATGGGCAGGCACGACCAATCTTGAGCTTGTCCACGCTATCAACGTCAAGAGTGGCATCACCGCTCCGCCTTACCTTGAGTTCGCCGGCGCTTGCAACGCAGCAGCAGGAACCAAAGGACTTGCAGGAATCCACGCTTTGAACGTCAAGGCAGGGAACACGCTTCCATGAGGCCACACGACTGTTCGGGCGAAAGCTGCTTTGGGTGCAAGATCCAAACCATTTCCTTTGCCTCATCTGCCATGCCCACTCGTCGCCCACAGGCTGCTCAGACCAACGCCGCCGAGAAGCGCCTTACCCGTGACAGGGATGCGTTCAAGGCTATGCGTGAGCAAGGCATCCAGCCTGCTCGACTCAAGGGTGCAGCAGAGATGCAGGACCGTGCTTCCACCAAGCATGAAATTGAGACAGGCCGGTTGATCGGCAACAAGTCCCTGGCTACCAAGGTTGAGCGCACCGTAAAGGAACTTGCTAAGTGAAGCTCCAAGTGTTCTATGCACCGACCCCCACCACGGGGTACGGACGGATGAGCATTGAACTGGTACGCGCCCTTGAACGTGCAGGTGTCCATGTGGTACACAACGGCGCACCGGACGACACGGCGAGCCACGTTATCTTTATGTCCCCACCGCAACGTCCTAACGGATGGTTTAAGGGACAGCACGTTTCTTTGCTGACCATGTGGGAGTCAACTCAACTGGCGATGGAACATCTCACCACCGTTCCGCTCTATGACCATGTGTTTGTGCCATCGGAACAGAATTTGTTGATGTTTGGCAAAGTAAACCACAACACAACAAAGTTCTGCCTTGGCTGTGATTACGACAGGTGGAGCATAACGACTCGCGTTATGTCGGACCCCTTTACCATCATCACGGGTGGCAAGGGTGGCCGACGCAAGGGTATTGACATCGCCATCAAGGTGTTCAAGCGATTCGCTGAGTGGTGCGGAAAGAACAGCCA